GGAAAAGAAGATCGTCTACGCAAAAAACTAGGGTTGCTCACTGAGTCGGAACGTACTGCTCAAATGATGGCGGCACAGACCGGTGCTATCGGTCCAGTTGATGAAGTCAACGCAAGTGCTGAGGGCGAATCAGTCGAGTCAGTCGGCGGTGAGTTTATGGGAATGAAGCGACGTGACTGGTTAAACATTCGCAAAGCAGTTCGCGACGTTCAAAAGGATTTCATCGAGGGCAAGTCTACCGAAACATTTGCACGCACTGAACTAGCGATGTTAGGCGTTCCAGAACAGTTTGCTAACAGCCTCATCGATGACGCCAGAGATGGATCGGTTGATAACGTCGAGCCAGGTGAGGTGACAGCGTGAACAAGCAGCAGTTAGTCAAGCGACGCAAAGAGCTAGATCGAAAGGACGCGATCCAATCGACCAAGTGCGGAACGATCATGCGAATGGCGACGGTTATCGAGCCAAGCAAAGTTGTCATTGCAACCGAAACGCCTGTTGATAAGTACGACGAGGAAACGGGGCAGGTCGTTCGCGAAGTGTTGCTTATGAGCGGTGCGATATTCCGCAACGGTCGCAACCAAGTGCCAATCGTAGATAGTCACGACGATAGCACCGTCAGAAACATATTTGGATCGGTGCGGAACATCCAGATCGATGCGATCAATGGTGAGATGTTTGGTGCTCCATCGTTCGCATCAGACACCGAATCACAAACAGTATCGCAGCGGATAGCAGAGGGTCACATCACCGACTTCTCAATTACCGCCGATCCAGTGGAATCTTATTACATCAAGCCAGGGCAGTCTTATACGACTGAACGCGGCGAACTGATTGAAGGGCCAGCACTTATCCATAAAAGCTGGTACGTGCTCAACGCGAGCGTCTGTGCAACGGGTGCAGACGTAAATTCGAGGGTTGTTAGGTCATATACAGACCTGGATAGAGGAGTCAAAAGAATGGACGAAGCGGTACTCGCTAAGTTAAAAGAAAAAGGTCTGCCCGAAGGTATGACCGATCCAGCAGCGATCCTTGAATGGATGGTTGCCAACATGATGCCAGAGCAATCGCCTGTTGTCGAAAACATGGCAGCGGAACCAGTTGTTGCACCAGTTGAACCAGTCATGAACATGGAACCAGCGAAGCCAGCCGAAGAAATGGTTGCTCGCTCGATGGTCGAAGAAGAAGTTCAGCGTTCGGTTAACGCTGAGCGAACACGACTAAAAGAAATCAAAGCCGCCTGCAAACTTGCCCGCGTTGAGCGTGCATTCGAGGACGAGTTATGCAGCAGCGGAGTTTCGGTAAGTGATGCACGCAAGAGGATCATTGAACGTATGGCAACAGAACCAATTGGATCGTCGGTTGGTGCCGACGTTCGAGTTACTGGCGACGGGCAAGAGCGACAGTATAACGCAATGCGAGACGGACTCGTTAAGCGTTCGCTGAGGTCGGCTCGTATTCGCAAGATCAACATTGACAATAAAGACGCAGACGATTTCCAGCACATTAGCATGGGTCGGCTCGCTGCATTGGTTTGTCGCTCGATGGGTGTCAACACCGATACGATGAGTGCAACTAACGTTGCTAAGCTCGCAATGGGCAATCGCCGATTGATGCAACAGCACCGAGTTGAACGTGCTTACCACACGACTGGCAGCTTTGCCAACCTGCTATTCGACGCAGCCAACAAGACATTGCTGGCAGCATACGAAGAAGCAGAATTCAGTTGGTCAATGTGGGCTCGACAAGCTCCAAGCGTTGCCGACTTTAAAAACATCAACCGCATTCGATTTAGTGAGTCGCCAGATCCAGAAATGGTTCCTGAGAAGGCTGACTACAAAGAGAAAGCGATGAGCGATTCCCGCGAATCGTACAAGGTTGAGAAGTACGGTGCACTGTTTACCGTTTCGTGGGAGACAGTCGTCAACGATGACTTGGACGCCATCAGTCGCGTTCCAGCGATGCACGGCAATGCATGCCGACGCAAGGTCAACAAGGAAGTGTACGCGGTCCTAACTGCTAACGCAGCGATGGCTGACAGCATTGCATTGTTCAATGCGTCTCACAGCAACTTGAGCGGGTCAAGCGGAAACCCAACCGTTACCAACCTTAACACCGCATTCGTTGCGATGATGCGTCAAACTGGCTTGTCCAGCGATGCGATTCTCAACATTGTTCCACGTTACCTAATCGTGCCAGCAACTCTATCTGCAACCGCAGAAGAACTCGTAAGCTCGGTCAGCTACAACGCAGCGAACAACAACGAAGGCGTTAAGAACATTTACGGTCCTGGCGGCTCTCGTCCGCTAACCGTGATTGCAGAACCGCAGCTTGACTTGAACAGCACTACTCGCTGGTATTTGGCAGCAGATCCAAGCCAAATCGATACCGTTGAAGTCACGTTCTTGCAGGGTGAAGAATCTCCAGTTCTTGAAGATGAATGGGAATTCGACAACGACACCTACAAGTACAAGGTTCGTCAAACGTTCGGAACCAAGGCAATCGATTGGCGTGGACTCTACGCCTTCGGAACCTAATCAATTAACTGACAACCAATAGCTCAGTCGCATCGGTGGCTGAGCTTGTTCAACACAAAAACAAACTTCCCGACAAGGAACAAATACAATGGCTGGTATTCAAGATTTCCAGGAGTTCTGCGATGATTTCAACGGAGCGGTAGCAACGCTTCCGACATCGGCAGATCCAGCAACACCTTGGTTGATTGACGACGTTTCCGTAACTGGAACACCGACCTACACCAAGGGCACAAGCGAAGCAACGCTTACGCTAAACAACGATAACGCAGCAGTAATTGTTGCGTTGCACTTCAATGATGCACTCGATTTCGACATCGACTTGATTCAAAGAATCGAGATGCGAGTCAAGATCGGAGCGGCAACGTTCACCAGTGGTTCGATCCTTTGCTTTGGTTTGGCATCGGCTCGAAACGACGTGGCTAACGATGTTGCAGCTCATGCATGGTTCCGAATGGAAGGTGCTAACAGCACTACCCAAGTCTACTGCGAGACTGACGACGGAGTTCGTGACGTTGACGACGTAGCCAGCGGGCAAACGCTTGGAACGACCTACAAGCGATTCGTGATTGACTTCACTGGCGGAAAGTCCGACGTGAAGTTCTACATCGATGGCATTCATGTTTGCCAGTCGCAAACGTTCAACATGAGCGGTTACAGCGTTGGACTTCAGCCGATTGTTCAAATCCAAAAGGCTGCGAACACTAACGCAGATTCAGTCGTTGTCGATTACATCAAAGTCATCGCCAAGCGAGCATAGCGAATGAGTCTGCACGACGTAATCATTGCAGATGGCGTTAGCGTTTTTTGCAACACAAACGACTTCGCTGAAACTGCGGTTTACTATCCGTTAACGGGTGGCGAACGCACAGTAAGCGTAGTCGTGGAACGTCAGCAGATTCAGGTTTTGCCAGAGGATGGCGACAACAATACACCGGTGTTTCTTGTCCACGTTGCGAACAATGCAACGACGGGCATTACAAGCGAACAGCTCAACATCGGCGGAGATAGATTAGCGTTTGCGGATCGTGTGGGCGACGTTATCCGCGAACGCACTATCTTGCGACTCTTAAACCATGACGAAGGGATGCTTGAACTCGAATGTCGTTAGGTCAAGTTCCAGTCGTTGAAAAGATTGCAAGAGAGTTGTATAGGCGGCTGCGGTTGCTCATTAACTCGACGACTCACAACACGCCCGTTGTGGAAGTCATCAGGCCAAAACGGATCGAAACGTATTCACCACGTCACAGGCAAATCGTGTTAACCGAACAAGATCACAGCAGAGTACCATCGCTCGATTGCCCAGGCAATCCGCCAGCGTTGGCAAAGCAGATCACGTTTAACATTCGATGCCATTTGATAAACGACGAGAAAAGCGAAACGCCAATCGACACGCTAGTGCATATGTTTGCGGCTGACGTGGAGAACGTTGTCGTTGGTGACGATGCCCAATGGTACACGTTTGACAGCAACGCATTCATGGCAGAGTGGCAAAGCGAAGAACCGATAACAGGCGACGGTGCGATTGAAGGCGTTAACCTGCCAATTACCGTTACATACCGACACACCGAGGGCGATGCTTACGAGGTGAGAGGATGAAAGTAACGCTAAACAAATCACAGGTCGATCAAGTTGTTGCAGCGTTGAAAGACTTGGGAGAAAACGCGGACAAGCAGATCCAGATAGCAATTGGAAAGACAGCGGCCAAAGTAAAGCTAGCGGCTGCACGTAAGTTGCGAGAGTCACTAAAGGTTCCAGTCAAGATTCTCAAAAAAGCCGTTCGCATCAAGCGACCAAAGAATCCAGACATGCCTTCGGCAACGATCATCCTAGCGTATGGCTACCCGATACCTCTGAAGTATTTTGGAGCCAAGCAACTTAAAAAAGGCGTCACGTACAAGATAGATCCAAAGTTCAAACGCAAGGACTTGCTGCGTGATGCGTTCATCGTCGAGCGTTACGGCGGCAACGTCTACAAGCGGACAACAAAACAACGCGGTCCAATAATCCGCATGCACGGACCTGCACCAGGCGAAGTCTACGAAAAAGGCGGCGTTACTGCGGTTGCATTGCAAACAGCAAACGACGAGCTACCAAAACAAATCAACGAGCGATTGCGTTTTCTAATCGTTAAGGCACAAGGAAAACTGAGAGGCAAAAAATGACATTACTTCGAAAACGAATGTTGCTCGCGGCTGAGATTGAAACAACGCCAGGAACAGCGGAAACACTAGCGGCAGCAGATGCGACATTCAATTGTTACAACGTCACCTTCCAACAAAACGTTGCATTTGAGGAGCGACAAGCACCAGCAGCGTTTGGTCGCAACCAAAGCGTGCCAGGAGCGAGATCGGGAACAATTTCGTTTTCCGTCGATGCATCTTGGGACGGAACCGCAACCGAGCCAACATGGGCAGACACATTCCTCCCAGCGTGCGGTTGGGTGAAGTCCAGCCAAGTGTTTACCCCTCGCACGGAATCGCCTGGAACCAACGTAAAGACGCTAACGATGGCAGTCTACAACGATGGTATTCGCTGGTTGATGACAGGGGCTGCAGGGACGTTCACGCTAGTATGCCCAACAGGACGTTCTGCCGTGTTCAACTTTACGTTTAGCGGCATTTGGTCAGCAACAGCAGACGTTGCGATGTTGTCGCCAACCTACGCCACGGCATTGCCATTACGGTTTGCCAACAGCGTCACGCAATGGAACAGCGTGGACTTGTGCCTAGAGAACATCACGCTAGATAGCGGTAACGTAGTCACTGGAATCGAGTGTGCCGACAACGATTCGGGCTTTGAGTATTTCATGGTGACGGATCGTCGAGTCTCGGTAACAGCCAATCCGTTAACCAAGCTAGTCGCTGGTCAGGATCGTTACAACAAACTGCTTGACATGAGCGAGCACGCACTGACTTGGGACTTAGACGGATTGACTAACAGTAAGATCACAATTGCAGCACCGAAGGCTCAGATTGTGTCGATCAATCCAGGCGACCGAAACGGAACCACGATTGACGAGATCGAATGGCAATGTAACCGAAACGGAAGCACCATTGACCAAGAAGCATCTATTACTTTTACAGCAGCTAGCTAACCATGCCAAAGTCACTAGAGCCGGGGGAGTCGTTCGAAATATGGCTCGATTCGGACGCCGACAAGCCGAAAGAGACGCGGCCAATATTCATGTGCAAAACGCAGTCGATGCGAGGTCAACGCAAGTTGTGCGACGCATACGACCGGTTTTACGATGCAACAAGCAACGAGTCGGTGAACGAAAGATTTGATTTTCTCGTTGACGTTGTTTCTGAGATCGTGGTTGGTTGGCGCAACATGGGCGGCATTGAATACAGCCGTGAATCAATAGACGCAGTTTTGAGTCATGCGGAAGCGTTGGAAGTCATTCGAAAGATTGGCTACAACCGACCGAGCCATGAGGAAAAAAAAAGCTTAGAGTAGCGGCGATGATTCGCATGGGTGCGTTATGTCGCAACTGCACTAGCAAGAAATGCAATCCAGATTACCAGTTCGCAGAGATCGAGTGTCCATCGTGCAACGGTCAAGGATGCGATGAATGTGCGATGGGTTTAATACGGTTGAGTGAATGCCCTAACAAAGAATGTTCCGATATGTTCCAGGTGGTTCAACTAGCAGACCTGTTTGAGAAAGGCGTGATGCCTGTCCAGGGTGGTGCATTGGATCAATCAGCATGGTTCGTTGATGCGGTAAACATTCTTAAAGCCGATGAGTCTCGCGTTAGGGAGATGCTACTGAATGGCTAATCAGTCAATTGAACTATTGATATCTGCCAAGAATGAAGCATCGCTAGAACTGGTTGAGGCTGAAAAGTCCTTTGTTCAATTCCAGAAAACAGTCGATGCTGAAACGCAAGCGATTAGGCGATTGGAGATTGCATTCCATGAGGGCGAAGAGGCTCTTTACGCTTACGACTTGCAAATGAAGGGGCTGGATGAAACGACAGCCAAGACCATAGCACGCCAACGCCAAGCGGCTATGGAACTGAAAAAGATGGGGAGCCCATCGGCAGGCAAAGCAACAAAGACCGCAACCGAGTTTATTGGAACGCTGGCAGGGCTAACAGGCTCATCAGAACTAGGTCAGTTTGCAGGGCAACTAGGCAACCTATCAGAGAAGTCGGAACAGTTTGCTGAAGCAGGCAAAAAAGGTGGGGCGGGGGCGTTCGCGTTCAAGGCTGGCTTGGTCGCGGCTGTCGGTGCGATTGCGTTTAGTGCCGGTAAGTTCTTAGGCGACTGGATTTTCGAGACAGAAAAGTTCGCGAAAGCTACCGAGGAAGCAAAGCGACGCATGGAAGAATTCGTTGCTTCCACTAAACAAATGCAGTCGGAAGCGTTCTCGGAAAAGCAAATTGATATTGAGTTAATCCGCGATCCTGAGCAGAAGAAAGCGGCCTATCAAGATCTGTTTAAGACGCTGCAAGATGACATCAAGCAAGCCGAGCAAAACGTATCGCAAAGCCAGAAAGCTGTTGACGAGTGGGCGGACTCATGGAAGGTGCTAGCAGCAGATCAAGCCGCGGCAGATCAAGCCAATGGCGATCTAAATAATGACAAAGCAAAACTTGAAGCGTTGAGAGAGCAAGAAAAGGAACTGCAAAAGATCCTTAGTGCCGAAACGGAACGCAGAGAAAACCAAAAACTAGAGAACCGCAGCCAGGATTATCTAGAGTCACTACGCGAACAGCTGCGACTTCTTAAAGCCACAGGCGACGAGCAACGCAACATCCAGGCCGAGCAAGCCGGTGCTGTCGGTGCAGACGTTGGTGAAGCGTCAATGCTACTTGCTGAGATCGACGCACAGAACGCATTGCTTGCCAAGGAAAAAGAACTAGAAGCAGAACGCAAACGCATCGCCGACGAATCGATTAATCAGCAAAAAAAAATCGAGGAGTTGAAAAGCAGCGAACTAGCTAAGCTCGAAGAAGAACGAGTCGCACTAGAACGCGGCAAAGAGGCAGCACACGCATTCCGACTAGAGAAGCAGGGATTAGCCAAAGCGGACGCGGAACGCATTGCCATGATGCAGGCGGAGCTTGAAAAGGAACGCGAACGCAAGACGCAGCAGGAACAAGCACAGAAGGCATTTGATACCGCAGCGAATCAACCGCTACAGGTGCAGTCATCGCGATTCTTAACACGCGGACCTACCGAGGATAAAACGAGCAAGCTAGTAGACTTGAGCAAGTCGCAATTGAAAGCGAACGAGCAAGCCGCAAAAGCGTTGTCAGATTTGGTGACGCTAACGCGAGACAAAAAACCATCGAACGAAGTACGACTCGTTAAAGTAGGCGGGGGTGTATAGTGCCAGTCGTAGTTCCAGGCATTAAAATGTGGTCGCGGCAAGCATCAGACGCCACAGTCAAAGAGGATTTCAAAGGGCTTGATGTTACGTTCACGGAAGCGTACCAGATACAGGTCACACCAGATACGACCGAGGTAGAAATCTATTTAACGGGCGGATTGCCAGGAGCAGGGCAAGTGTTCCCAGGTTTTCCGTATTGCTACGCTCAAAAGGCACAACTCCAACGCATTTCGCCCATTTATTGGATAGCGACCGTCAACTATATCGGTGAAGTCGGCGGAGTCGATCCGAGCAATCCAAGCAATCCAGCCAATTCCCCGCTAGCAGTCCCTCCGCAGTTCTCGCTCGATGACGTTGAGAGCGAACAAGAGATTGACGAGGATTTCGACGGGAACCCAATTACGACCACGGCAGGCGAACGGGTGCGAGGCATTAAGGCGTTGTTTTCGGATCAAGTGCTAACAGTGACGCGGAACTTCTTGACGTTCAATTCGTACCTGCAAGCAGTCTATCGTCGGTCAGTCAATAGCGACACGTTCCGAGGTTGGCCGCCAGGGACATGCAAGTGCATGAAGCTGTCAGCTCAAAACGTTCTCGATGAGAATCTTGGCTACTTCAAGGTGACTGGCGTATTCCAATTCCGCTATCCGTACAACACGACTCCAGATAAAGCATGGTACGACCGCTGGCCGAACATGGGCATGTATCAACTTGACTCAGGCGGTAAGCGTGTTCCATGCGTGGATGACAACGGCTATCCAGTATCAACACCGCAGTATCTCGATGCAGCAGGCAAACAGACAACCGCAGCATCGGTGATTTGGAACGAAACAAAACTCTACGGATCACTACCGTACAACGCACTCGGATTTTTCTAGGAGGTGTACCATCGCTAATTTGAGCCAGACAGCAAGTTCCGTAGCGTTAGGCGGATCGTCAACGAGGACAGAAACAGTCCAAGCGGGTGAGTCTATAACGCAAGGCATGCCAGTTTATCTGCTATCCACAGATGGAAAGTGGTATCAGTCCGACGCAAACGTTGCAGCAGCAGCAACGTCAACTCATGGAATCGCAATGAGTCCAGCCGCAACCAACGGCTACTTCTCAGTGTCTAAGTCAAACGGGCAAGACGTAAACTTAGGTGCGACGCTGGCAGTTGGGCAAATCTATGTGGTGTCAGCGACTAAAGGAGCGATTGCACCGTATGCCGATTTGGTAACTAACGACTACGTTATCATTTTGGGCGTGGCGAAAAGCACATCGTTGCTGCAACAACTGTTCAGCCCAACAGGAGTACAGAAGGCATAGCATGGAACCTATCGCCGGATTCAGCGAACGCAATGCCGAGTTCATACTCGATCAGGCAATGTCATACGCCAAAGATCGTGGCGTGCGTCCGCCCGATGATTTGCAGTTCAATCGCAAGCCAACGCATTTCTACAACGACACCGGGCACGAAATTCCGCCGTATGGCGTTCTGCAAGTCAAGACGGTGCGAGATGTAGCCACGACATTCCATGACGTGAAGCGACCATACGACTACGATGCATGCCAGACAACCATGCTAATCAATGGACCATATGCGGTTGCGGTTGGTGAACGCGGCACAGCACAGGACGGTCCAGTTTATCGAGTTATTCACGACGGTGGAACGTATGCGGTTGGCGATAGGCTAGGATGGAAAACAGATTCGTTCCAGGTTACTCTGGGAGCGTTGCTGGTTAATCTAGGGGCTGACATGGTGACGGAAAACTGCTTGCGGGTTGCGTTCGACTATTCTTCAATTCGTGGCGTAACGACTTCCATTATCGCTATCGGCGGCAGCGGCACGTTCTACCGACGCAAGCGAACGTCAGGCGGATTCACAACCGACACTAGCAGGACTTATACTGCGTTCAACGATAGCACGACAGCAATTCCAAATAGTGCAGACATCAAGGCTTGGAGTTGCGAGGGCGTTTGGTATGCCGTGGAGATCTGCGAGTAATGGCACGAATCGGTAAATGCTGCTGTGCCGCGTGCGAAGCATGCACCGAGCAATCAGGACTGACAACATGGTTAATTGCCGAATCATTTTTCGGATTATCGTTTTCTGGAACATTCTCTGCATTGAACGAAACGAACTGCACTAAGTTCAGTTGCGTTTGCGAGCGACTAGACAACGTCGAAATAGACGGTGAAGCGACTATTGCTAGCGACTGGACTGCGTATGTGCCTTTCCTGCAATGTGGAACATGCTCAGACTGTACCGACCCAAACGACCCAATAAACATCATGCCTTGTGCGGTCGATCCGTTCACAGGCACGTGCGATCCGTCGTACCCAAAATACGTTATTTGGGATAGCAGTTCCCGCAATGGCGTGCGGGTTAAGTTTTACTATTCCGTTGGTGCCGACTTCTGCTTGACAGTCCATTACCTCAGCGGCAATCGAATTTACTTCGAAGTGCAAACGGGTTTTACAATCGCATCGCTAGCGGAATCCGCATTCGCATTACAACGTCGGTATCGTCGGCGGGACTTTTTTTGCAACACGACAACAGCGATAACCACGACGGTTTACAACGATGGATCGCTAACAGTTCCAGAGCCGTTAGCACCGTGCGAAGATCCGCTAACGGAGTGGCTACTAGATTGCGATCTATACACGCCACCAACGCCACCAGACCCGTGCGAGAGTGCAACGACAACGACAGTGACGGAATCAGGTTGCGAATTGATCGTTGGCGGTATCTGCACCGATGTTAGCGATTCGGCAACGGTCACGACTGGCACCGAGGTTAATTGTTGCGATGGAAATAATTCAGGATGCGAGCCGACTTTCGATTTGCAGCAGAACGTTGTTTTCTATACATCGGAGATCTACGATTGCGACAGCGTGCCAGCGACAATTGAGTTAACGCTAGATACACCTGATGCCGCCACAGAATACACGCTAGATTGGGAGTGCGAACCAGGATGGACCAACAACGCAGATACGACAGTCTTTACCCTGCCGTTGACGCTAACGCTGACGGTGGCGTAAATCAAGCGACGTTTGATTACATCGACTCAATGATGCAACGGGCTCGCAAAGGTCGCGTGATTGAGCGTAATAGCGTTGTTAAGTTCGAGGCACCAGACAGACCAGATTGGCGTGCACAAGCGTTGGCGGACCTGCGAGAGTGGATGCTAGCCAGTTCGCAGCCAAGCGTCACGGCAGAAACATGGGCAGCGGTTTACATTCGCTGTGGACGCTGTTTAACGGAATGGCGTGCGTGGTGCGAAGCGAATCCGATTAGCGACCTAGCAGCGTGGATTGACGCAGCTAGCGAAGTTGCGGCGGCGAAGCGTTGGATTTAGTCGGGACTGTGCCTGTATTTGTGAACAGTAAAACCGACTCGACTAAGCCATTCCGAAAACGTTTCCCCGCTTGGTTCGACTTGTTCATCGACTCCCCAATCGTCAACTACCAAATGGCACACTATCGAGATGTCATGTTCATCGCTTGCCGGAACAACCACCCAATGGCTTATTTCTAGCGAACGGTCAAGCTCTGGCACGCAGTCAACAAGTGAGCCAACTGGCATTATTGGCATTGCGACTTGACGTTCTGCCCATCCACCAAGAAGCGATAACAGAAGTTTTACCTTGTGCACGTAGACTTTTCCTTTGTTGAGTAAAAACCATCGAGGCAATTTCGATTACACTGGCAGCATGCTTGACACAATTCCCCACATCCTGGCAGCGTTTTTTCTCGGCTTGCATTTCTGGCTAGCGTGGAGAAGAAATCGATTACTTCTGTCTCGCAAAGAAAAACGCACTAATCCCGAACACGACGATGCACACTAGGATAACGCTAACGCTAGCCCATTGCCATCGTTCGTTCGCCAGTCCAGTCGCATTCGCAGCAGCGTTGAGAATCACGCTGAACACCGCAGCCGTAAGCAGGGAAAACACAATACCGAGTCCGCTAAGTAGTTTGCTCATTTCAGTCTCCAATGGTCAGGGGAAAATTGCATTGTAATCAGTTGCGGGGCGGCTAACAGCTAAACACGGCATTTACCTTTCCGCTGCCGATTAACCATCGCTCGCACGTGGCAACCGTAGCAGACGCCACTGTAAAGCTCAACTGCCATGTGACCGCAGCTCCCGCGAATGTTATTTGTTTTGTGTCGCGTTGGGTCAGGTCCAGTGACGGCTAGCATGTTCTTGATGGTATCCTCATCGAGATAGTAACCGACGATCACAGCCCCATCTTTGCGAGGTACTATGACGCCTTTTCGCATCAGGGCTTCGACCATGACTGCCATTGTGTTGCTGCTGTACTTGCCGAACGATGCGTAAAAGTTCTCGCGACTGCCTTCAAACGGCTGATTATTGAGTCGGTCGCAAACCGCGTAAAGGATCGACCAACTGCGTTCCACCTGCTTGCCGATTCGCTTGCAAATTGTCTCTAAGTCTGGATTAGTTATCATTGTCATCCCCTCCTAGTTCCTGCCTAACGTACTCCCTCAGTCCGCGTATTTTCTCGCGTATCAGCCGCCGTTTTTCGCGTGGCTTCTGGCTGTCGATGTGCTCCAGATATTCCGATGAGATGCTGCCGATTGACGCTGACACAGCGAATGCGTCAACCGTAATTTCGATAGCGTACAAAAAGATAAAATAGCCACGGACAATGCGATGCGTGCAACGCTTAGCGTCAACGCCCTTTGCGATTTGGTCGGCAATCGCCGCCACAGATTCAGCAGTCATAGATACCCCTTTCGAAAACAAAACTTGGCAGGGAGTTTTCGAAGTGGTCGCAGGTATCGTATGGCGGCATCCGCCACAGGTCAAGCAGGGCGGTTCGCTTTTCGCCAAGCGTCAACCAAATCGCACGTAGCGGTTTCTTGGACGATGCGAGGGGTCGAGATAACGGACTTGATTCCCTTATTGACACGTGTACAATTGAAGACTATGGCAACAACCCTAGCAGGCAAAATAACAATATCGGAAGCGGCGAAGCGATTGGCGGTTACTCGGCAACGCATGCATCAATTAATCCAAGAAAACAATCTGCAAACGGAAAAAATCCACCCGCGATTGCTTTTGATTCACCCGCGAGAGCTGAAAAAAATAAGGGAGAAACAAAAGCCTGGGCGAAAATCTAAAAAAGATTCTCAATCTACTTGACACGTGTCAATCGACAACATAAAACTAATTGAGTCGCAAGTGCGGCGAAATGGTTGCCAGGAGGAGTCGATGATGGTTAAGAAAAAGAATCAGAAAATTGAAATAGATGGTGAGGTTTGCAGGATTTTTGCAAAAGGCGATCACTGCATTCTTTTTGATCTTCAAGACATTGAAACACTTTCGCAGTATTGCTGGTCGATTGACAGCAGGAAAACAAACACCTACGCAATCACTCGGTCTTTTGGAAATATCATCAGGATGCACCGATTGATTATCGACTGCGGACCAAGAGGTAGCGGCGTTGTGGATCATATAAACGGCAACGGTCTAGATAATCGACGTTGTAATCTTAGGGCTGTTGACATTAGCCTAAATTGCTTAAATCAGTTTAGCATCCAAGGCGAGTCGAAGTATCGTGGAGTTTGCAAATGCCGATCAAAATTAAATCCGTGGAGGGCTCAGGTTTGCGTTCGTGGATCAAAGGTGTACCTTGGATCATTCGCAACTGAGGAGTCTGCTGCTGCTGCATACAACGCGGCTGTCAGGGCTATGGTTAATGATTCGGTAAACGAAAACAATGTCCCTGATATTGCGATCAAGAACGCAAGGTGGCAAGGGAAGTTTAAGGGGGTCAGGAAAGAAAATGGGCGTTTCTTTGCTGTGGTTTGGGCTGGTGGCAGAATGGTTCGAGTCGGCACGTTTGCGACACCCATTGAAGCTGCTGTTGCATACGATTCATACGTCGAGAATAACTTTCCTGGGCAAAAGGCGACTAACGCTAGTTTAGGATTGCGTGACGAAACATCAGAACCGAGACGGTAGAGCGTTTCTACCGTGCTGCCGAGCGATCCGGCAGCAGAAACAACCGCCTGTGTCAGGTGGTAGGTCCGGCTGGTTGTGGGCGACACTGGCCGGACCAAATACAAGGGGGAAGTCGCAACGGAGTGACAGTCGCATGAGGCGACCTACGCGGGATCGAGACCCGCTCCCCTGATTTCCCTTGGCAGGGAGTTTTCGCCTCAGCGTCGCGGTGACGCTGGGGCTTTAGGAATCTATTGGTTAAGGATGTTAAGAAGTGAAAGCACGGATAGTTGAGGTGGACGGTATTTCAATGACCGTATCTGAGGTGTGCAAACGCTTTGGGTTAAAGCGTGGAACAGTGCTTGCAAGAGCTAGGAAGGGATTGGATTTATTAAAGCCAGTGCCAGGAAAGAACAAGCGAGAATGTGTTGTGTGTAAGAACGTTTTCAACACTCCGCCAAGCTCTAACAAAAAAGCTTGCGGCCAAGAGTGCTCTTCTGTGCTGAGGAGAACAACGCTTGGAAGGCACAGAATGTCAAGCACTCGAATACACAGGATTTGGTGCAACATAAAACACCGATGCTCGCCTGAGAGCAACGCTAAATACGCAAAGTATTATGCACTTAGGGGCATATCCATGTGTGAAGAATGGAAGTCGTTTGAAGTGTTCATGGAATGGTCTGTCGCTAACGGCTATCAGGAAGATCTGCAAATTGATCGGATTGACAACGACAAAGGTTATAGCCCCGATAATTGCAGATGGGTCGACAGGTCTGGACAAAGCAAAAACAAAGGAAAACGCAGAGACCCAAGATGTAAATCAAAATACAAAGGCGTTGCCAAGAAATGCAAAAAATGGCGTGCAGCGATTTGTTCCGACGGCGTGACTACCCAGCTAGGGGTTTTTGATAGCGAGATAGAAGCAGCAAGAGCATACGACAAAGCTGCAATAGTTATTCATGGTGAGTTTGCGTGTCTTAATTTCAAGGAAGAGGTGACATCATTTTAATCCTACAGCGAAAAATTTCGGAAAAAATTGCCATTGGTGACAACATCGTTATTGAGGTGAAGGCGATCAAGGGCGGCAGAGTTCGCTTGGCAATCACTGCACCAAAAGACGTGTCGGTGCATCGAATGGAAATCTACGACGCGATTAAGCAAGGTGACGCTGAAGATTGCAGTCTCGCGGTTGCTATCGCTGGCGTGATATCCAGAGCGAAAGCAGGTGGAGCATGAACCGTTATTTCTACAAGATCTGCTGTGCACGACAACTCGACAACGGCGTTCGTCAGTCGGTGCAATTCACCATGACGCAAATATCCGACAGTCAGGAGCGGGCCGAGTTCGCAGTGAGGCGGCAACTGTGCGAGCAGTATTTCGACTGGGAAGTCTGGGTTTGGGAAATCGATTTGCTGACCTGGGCGGCGATTAAGGAACGCGAGAACGGCTGGGCGTTGAAGCTGGTACGGATGAAAACCGTGAAGGAGTTCGTGTGAGTGACTACCACAGCGACCGTTCCCGCAAGAGCAACAGTGAACTATCGCGACTGAAGGAATCGCCAAAGCTATACCACCAAGAATACGTTCTTGGCAAGCGTGGAAAGACTACCGATGCGATGCTATTAGGCTCGATGGTACACACGATGGTATTGGAGCCAGAGAAGTATCTGACCGAGTTCCATCCAGTCGATTCTAGCAAACGCGATACAAAGAAGTTTGAGCAAGCTGTTGCAGACAATCCAGATATGACGTGCGTGCTATTGAGTCAGCACAACAAAGTCGAGCTAATCGCAAACGCGATTCTGTCTCATGCTGAGTTCGCGACGTGCATGTCGATGATTGATGAGTGGGCGGTAATCGAGAAACGAATCAACTTTGATTGGCAGTGCACACCATGCCGATGCAAGCCGGATTTGCTGCTGCCAAAGCACAAGCTATGCGTTGACTTAAAGACAACCGCAGACGCAACGCCAGAGGGGTTTGCCAAGTCGGTGGCAAGCTACGGCTACCATCGCCAGCAAGCGTTCTATCAAGAGGCAATCAAGCAAACATACGGCGAGGAGTTTCGATTCCTATTCGCGGCAGTCGAAACGAGCGAGCCATACAACGCAGCAGTCTACGAACTGGACTCGGCAAGCGTGGACGCAGGGCGGCAAGAAATCAACTTGCTACTGGATGAGTTGGAGAGGCGAACCAGAGATAACGACTGGACGCCAGAATATTCAAAAGGCATCGTCCCGTTGACGCTGCCAAGGTGGTATCGAAGTAACATTTACGAGGGTGGCGAATGAGCACAGACACACAACTAACAACAGACAAGCCTCAGCAAGTCGTTGCGGAAATTGAGCACAGCGATGCAATGGCAACGCTGGCAACATCGGACGGTTTCAACCTAATGCAACGCATAGCGACAGCGTTAAGCAACTCAACGATTGTGCCAAAAGAATACCAGGGTAAAGCAGGGATGCCTAATTGCATCGTCGCGTTAAACATGGCGAATCGTATTGGTGCAGATCCTTTGCAGGTAATGCAGAACCTTTACATCGTTCACGGCAAGCCATCGTGGTCTAGTCAGTTCCTTATCGCGACATTCAATAGCTGCGGTCGATTCTCCTCGTTGCGGTTTAAGTTTGTAGGCACTCCTGGCAAGGATGATTACGGCTGTCAAGCATACGCGAGAGAGCTAGCCACAGGCGACTTGCTCGAAGGATCGTTAGTCACAGTCGCAACCGCGAAGTCAGAAGGCTGGTACACAAAGAACGGCAGCAAATGGCCGAACATGACGCAGCAAATGTTGATGTACCGAGCGGCGGCGTTCTTTGTTCGGTGCTACGCTCCTGAGCTTGCAATGGGGCTGCATACACGCGAGGAAATTGATGACATTGATGGCGTGGCGGTCAAGCCGCAAACACTCGCGAAGAATAAAGGAGTTGCAGAATGAGCACAGCAACACGCTACATCCAAGCATCAATCGAACATCTCAAATACGCCCAAAACGGCGGGGCGTTACGGGCTCGGTTTAGCAACGGATTTCATGGGCAATGGGTTGAAGGTTGGCTGGTCGGCTGGGTGCAAGGGAACTATCCGTGGATCTGTTGCGAAAACGATCCGAGCAACTTCGATGCCGAGTGGAGCGATGAGCCAATCGAGGATTTGACGTTTCAATACTGCGAGATTTTAGAAAGCGATTTGAATGGAGTCTGACCTAATCAACTTCATCCGCAGTGCCCGTGGTCCATTCCCGCTAAGCGTGGCCGCTAGCGAATTGGAGCGACTCGGAAAAGCTGGTGCAGGTTGGCCGACAGCCACAGCTACGCATTGGCAACGCGAGCTTGAGTCGTTGGTGAGCAAGGGACTGTTGACGCTGGCAGATGGCATGCTGAGCGTGCCAAAGTCAACGACGGTTAAACAGCCGACGTTGTTCGATTGAGAAAACGCGGTAGGCACCGAGAGCCGCAGTAGGAAAAATCCAGTGCAGGTCTCAACCGTTTTTCTCCACTTTCGCGGGGCGAGGCCGGACAGCCGGGAAAGACCGGCGTTTTTTAACATACGAGGAACGCGATGGATCTATTGGAAATCTTTCACGAACGGGCAGCGATTCGCGAGCATGATGGCAAGCAATCGCGAGCGACAGCAGAGTGGGAAACGTACCAAGAGATGCGGCGGACTTATGGCAAAGCAAACTTGCCACCAGAGATACACGAGATAGCGAGAAAGGCAGCGGGGATGTTATGAGTCAACTTACCTTTGGTTCCTTGTTCGCTGGGATTGGTGGTTTTGATTTAGGTTTCGAACGGGCCGGAATGGTCTGCAAATGGCAAGTGGAGATAGACGATTATGCAACCAGAGTGCTTGAGAAACATTGGCCGAACGTCCACAGAGAGCGAGACATTAGGCAATGCGGAAAACAAAATCTGCGATACGTTGACGTCATCTGCGGAGGGTTCCCCTGTCAAGATATTTCCTACGCCGGACTCGGGGCAGGACTTGACGGTGAGCGATCAGGATTGTTTTTCGAAGCCGTTCGCCTGGTTCGAGAATTGCGACCGAGAATTGTTGTGTTGGAGAACGTGGCAGCGTTGCTTACTCGCGGATTGGATCGAGTTCTCGGGACGCTGGCCGAGATCGGGTTTGATGCGGAATGGCATTGCATACCGGCTGCCTCCGTTGGTGCGCCGCACCTCCGCGATAGAGTCTTCTTGGTTGCCGACTCCAGCAGCAAACGAACCAGGAATGAAAGCGGAAAGGCTGGTAGACAGAGAGGGGAAGCGTCCGACGCACATGAAACAAAGGCTGTACGACAAAAACACAGGGCGTCTGTGTCAGAAGGGGTTGTCTCAGTTTGTTGCGATGTTTCCGACACCAACAGCGAGAGACTGGAAAAGCGGCAAGGGAAAGACGCAAGAGGAGCGGGGCCGTTCTGCTGGACCGAGCCTAGCCGAAGTGAGTGGTGGGCAATTGAACCCGACGTGGGTCGAGTGGCTGATGGGATTCCCAATCGGGTACACAGACTTAGAGGACTTGGAAACGCAGTCGTGCCACAAGTAGCGGAATACATTGGAAGACAAATCGTAGCATCGCACGGAGCAACACCATGAACCTAACAACCCTCCAGCAATTCGCGTCCGAGTCAACCGACGAGCGGGTTAAATGCCTATGGCAACAACTACAAGTCGCACGCTCTAGGGCTGCGAAGAACCAGCGGAAGAAAGACGAGCTGGCGAAGGAAAACGCGAGGATGCGGCGGTTGCTGCGAAAGGTGGCACGGTCGGATG